AAAAAAGAAGTTCCTAAGTATGATTATAGAATAATATATCCAGAGGTAAATGATGATACAGCAAATATTTTGTTAAGTCCATACTCTGTTGCCGGATCACCATATCTAAATGATGATTTACAAGCTTATTCAGGTCAATTAATAGCTATGAATTTAGGTTCAGATCCTACTGCACCTTTAAATTTAGAATCAGCTAAAACTGATTTAGAGAAATGGAACTATGTAGTTAATATAGCTCGACAATCTGGGGCAAAGTTTCCAGAATTAATAGCTGCACAATTTATGTTAGAAAGTGGTAGAGGAACTAAAGTTACCGGAACTAATAATTACTTTGGTCTAAAGACAACAGAGGACGATGCAAATAGTACAGTTTTACCTACACGAGAATGGGAAGGAGGTAAATGGATCACAGTAGATGCTCCATTTAAGAATTTCGAATCTCCAGAGGATGCTATAAACTATCTATCCAGACTCTGGTATCATGACTTTGGAGAATATAACGGTATAAATAATGCCACTAATATAACTGAAGCTGCTAATTTACTTGTACAAGAAGGATATGCCACTGATCCTAAATATGCGAAAAAACTATTAACACTTATTAAAGAATTCCAAAAGCTACGGCAAAGGGAAAAAATCACGGTTTAACTTATGACTGAAGAGAGATTAATAGATCCTACGGGATCGTATTTCACTGAATCAAATAAAGCAGGAGAAGAATGGCAAAAGCTTGAAGATCAACGTAGCCATGCTGAAACTCTTGGTTTAGGAGATGAAGTTGATTTAGGAAGTCTGACAGCTGAAATAGCTGTTGCAGAAGATAAAGCTGAAAAAGCACAAGAAGCAACACCATCAGTAACACCTCAAGATTTAAAATCTGCTGACCATTCTGGTTATGATAGACTTTCTTTAGGTACAACCTTTAATAAAGCTGAACGACATAATCTAGTCGATCCAAGATGGAAACATGTTTATGATACCAATCAAGATGGTGTTGTAGATGGTCGAGATGAGTATGGGCGTGACTGGATGAATTTTGGTAAGAAGCGTAATGCTACTGATATTTATTTAGATAGAAAACATGCTTATACATCTGGTACAGGTGAAGCTGATGCTGAAACAAATCTAATTGAAGCTAAGAATGCTATAGCTGGAACAAGTTTAGATTTAATACAAGGTCTTTTAACACTTCCAGAAACAACTATACGAACATTGAATGGTGAAAAATGGGACGAACAGCAATTATGGTTCGATCCTATGAAAATGGCAAATATAGAAAACCCTTATAATGGTACTAGTTTTGGACATTTAAGTAGGGTTATAGGTGGATTTGTTATAGGTGGGATGGGTGCTGAAAAACTTCTAATGAGTAAATTTAATTGGTATAATAACCTAAGAAATTTAAAATATGGAGGAGGTACCTTACAAAATATAATATCTGAAGTTGCCTTTATGAAGACTTCAGTATATCGTCAAGATCCTACTGCTTTCAATGCATTACAAGATCAATTATATAAAATTGGACCTGCATGGGGTGATGCTTTAAATTGGATTGCTGTAGGTGAATATGACCATCCTATAGTAAAAGAAGTAAAAGGATTAGCAGAAGCAGGAGGTATACCTGCTTTATTCGGAGCATTATTTATTGCAGGTCGTGGGGCTGTTGGATATGCTAAAGCAAGACATTATAGAGTTGCACAAGCTAAAAGAATAGATAAGATTTCTGATGCTCAAGAGCTCTTAAACCACGTAAATAGTATAGAATCTCAAAAACTTGATAGTGGAATAAATCAGCTAGAGTTATCAAATAAGAAGACTGAGCTACCACCACCTGAACAATTACCAAAAGGTAATGACAGGTATCCTATGAATAGTAAAATTGGAGATAATTGGCAAGGTGCTGAAACTTCAACAAATAAATTAAGCAATATTTATAGACAATTAGATTTAGATATGGATCTACCTTCTGGTATAGGTAGTTCAGACTCACCTATGACTGGATTAGAAGCAGCCAAAGCAGCTGAAAATCCGAAATATACTGAAGAATTTTTAAAGAATAAAGCTCAAGAATTATTAGGAGAATCCTATTTCAAAGGATTAATAAAAGATTTAGACGCACAAAACTTAAATTTTACACAAGTATTTAGACCAGCTTTTGAACGATTCCAAGAAATTATCGGCAGAGAAGCAGGTGAGTTTTCAGTAGAAGAGTTTTGGGAACCGTTATTACGAGATTATACTGATGCATCAGGTAAAACTGATTACAAATCATGGGCATTAGAACATGTTGTCACAGCTGATATAGTTAACAATGCATTATTCAAAGATCTAAGAACTAGAGCTAGAGCTGCACGTGTTGTTAATGATGTAGGTGATATCTTCTCAATAGATGGCCCAATGAAATCTATTTCAGATAGACTTATATTTGGTTTAACAAGTGTCAAAAGAGCTAGATATATAATTTCTGAAGAATTAGCAAGACTTTCTCCGGGAGAAAGATTAGCTGCGGTATCTGCTAGAACATCAGAATTACATTCAGAAAGTGTTGATGGTGTACGTTTGATGATGCAATTCTTGAAGCAAAGTGATTCACAAGAATTAGCACAAGGTATACTTGAAGTATTCTCTATGTCAAATAAAATCCATAATTGGAAAGATTTTGATGCTTGGATGCGACAAAAAATAATAGGTGGTGATTTTGCTAATAAGCATAAAGAAGGAGTTCTTACAAAAGAATTAGGTGGTGTTATGGTAAATAGTATACTTAGTGGAGTAAAGACACCATTAAGAGCTATTATGGGTACTACTGCAAATGCTTATTTAAATGAAGTTGCTACATTATTAGGTGCAAGAATCGATTCTGCTATTGGTAGTGGATCAGAATTAGCACTTAAATCTAGTGCTGCATCAACACATGCAATGTTCCAATTAATACCAGATGCTTTCAAAGTATTTAAAACAAATTTAGATTCTTATTTTAACGGTGATTTAGCTTCAATTAAATCTAGGTTTAGTTCATATACTAAGAGTGATGAGAATTGGGATTTAATGGGTACATGGGTAGAACGTAATGGTACAGATGGAGAAAAAGCAGCTTATTATATAGCAAACCAAGCTCGTAGAGCTAACGATAGTAGATTGTTATCATGGTCCAGTAGAGTATTAGGTGCTACAGACGATACATTTAGATGGTTATTATCTAAAGCAAGAGCCAGAAAGAAAGCATTACTGAGTATAATGCAAGAAAATCCGGGGATAGAAGTAACACCACAGATGCTGAAGAAAGCTGAAGATTATGAATTTGCTAGATTACATGATTCTCAAGGTAATATTGATGTAACTAAAGATGCTTTTTTAGAGCATAATTTTAGAGAGGTTACATTAACTACTGAGTTACAAGGTTTCTCTAAAGATTTAGATTTATTAATGAAGAAGTATCCATTAACTAAACCATTCTTCTTATTTGCTAGAACAGGTATTAATGGACTTAGAGTTTCAGTTAAGAACCTACCTATTGTAGGTGCTATAATGAAAGAATCTAGAGATATATTAGCAGCTAATTCAAAAGCATTGAAATCAGGTGATTTATTAAAGTATGGTATTGAGACTGCTGATGACTTAGCTTCAGCTAAACATCTTATTTATGGAAGACAAGCTATTGGAGCAGGAGTTGTAACAACAATTTCAGGAATGTATTTAGCTGGAAATCTAACTGGAAATGGTCCAGCAGATGCATCTATGAGAAAGATGTGGATCGATACTGGTTGGCAGCCACGTAGTATAAAAATTGGTGGTGTATGGCTTTCATATGATTCATTTGAACCATTCAACTTAGTTATGGCTAATGTTGCAGATGTTGGTGATAATTTAGAATTAATGGGCCCACAATTTGCTGAAGAAAGGTTACAATTAATAGTAGCTGCTTTAGGTAAAGGTGCTACCAG